AATTGCCGTTGGTCAAATTTTTAGAATGTTCCAAGAGCCATCTAAACAAGCTGGCAAGGATCTTTCCGTCTTGAGTGTAATGGCTGCGGAGGCGGCTTCGAGCTTAAGCGAGATGGATAAAAAGCTATCAGAAGAAGGCGCGGGAACAACGGGTAGTGGCTTTTTCGGTGGAATAGGAGACTTTATTCAAAATACGGGAACCAGTTTGATGCAGGGTCTTGGAAGCCCTTTTGGGATTGGGGATCAAAGGTTAATGACCAGCACATCTAGAATGACAGCGGCAGGTGAGAAGGTTGACCTTGAGCTTTTGGGTGTTAACGAAGAGCAATTCAAGGCGGCGGAAATTGCCGTTAGGCAAGCCTTTTTGGCTGCTAATCCCGATTTAAAAGGGGAGGGAGGAAAACCAATGGACGCCGAGCAGAGGTCTGTGGCGGCGCAAGAATTCTTTGAGGAGAATGTTATGGTGGGAGGCGACCTGTTCACTGACCATAGCATGAAAAATGCGAGGCGAATGGTGAAAATGTTGGGTCAGATGGCCAAAAAGAAAAAGGACATTCTCACCATAGAAGAAACGCAGAAAAAAATCGATCAGGTTCGCCTTAAGGATGCTGCACAAAGACTGGATCTTATGGTTCAGGTCACAAAGGCGCAAGAGAATGTAACAACAGATACTCAAAAACAAATTCAAGCCGCGAAGATTCTCAAGAATGTGGGTGAGACTGAGATGTCGAGATTGGAAGAGCGCAACGCACTAGAGCAAGCGGATCTCAAGTTTCTTCAAGATCGGAGAGATGAGATCGTGGGGATGATTAAGGAAAACCAGGGCCTTGTAGCATCAAAAGAACAGGAAGCCGCAGTTGCAAAAGTCTTAAGAGACTTGGATATGCAGACCTTAGGAAATAAGAAGAAGTTAACCGCTGTTCTAAACGAGGCGTTGCTGTTGACTAACTCGGAAGTGATTGGACAAACAAAACTTGACGAGTTAGGCAAGACCATCGCAGCTTCTATGCACAACAGAGTTACGGCGCTGTTTGAGATTCTCGGGATCAACAAGAAAGACATTTCAGATAGTGCAGAAAGAAATCGGCAACTTACCAATACCGTTAACCTAACGGCGCAAGTGGCTGCTAACCTACAACTAGCAGCAGAAAGAGCGCACTTTGAAGTTTCCCTTGGATTGGAGAGGAGTGCGATGGAGAGGGAAGTGGCAGCGGTGCGCCGTCGCGTAGAGCGGGGGGGTGGAGCAGTTGAAGAGGCGGAAAGAAGCCGTGCTGAACTGGAGGCGTTACATGGAACCCGTACCCCTTTGGGGGGGCGCGTGGGGGGCGCTGACGCAGATCAACGAGCGGCTGCTGTTAACGACCTCAGGAATCAATTAACGGAGCAAGGACTGGATGCTATTGACAAGTTGGGGGGTGGTGATGCACCCATGAAAATGAGGTTAGAATTCATCGAGGCGATGAAGGCTGCGGGAGATGACCCTAAAGCAATGGGCGACGTTATGAGGTCAATGGTACCTGATTTTAGCCAACTCACCCCGCTTCAAAAGGCACAAAAACTAGTCGATCCAACCACGCCAAAAGGTCAAGCACACCTTCAAATGCAAAACGTCAAGAGATTTGCCAAAGAGGAGGGTCTAGACGCGGACTTGTTTGCTCAACACTTTCTGTTGGCGATGGAAAAAGCGAGTTTATCAGCAGATAAAGTCGCGCAATCAAACGACCTTAGTGCCGAAAAGAGTAGGAAGTTGGCTGCGGCCAAGGAGGATGAAATTAACGCTACCTTGAAGCAGGTAGGAATACAACTCAGGCTTTCTGCCGCGCTTCAGGAGCTTCCCAAGCTATTAGAGGATGCTCAATTCGCGGCTTTGACCGCCCCCACCGCACAGGGGCGACGCGCTGCGGGGGCTAGGGCGACCAAGATAGAGGGTCTGCTTGCTGGTAGGACTCTCACACAGCTATCGAAGTTGGCGCGGTCGGGCGATCCTCAAGCTGCGGTAGATTTGCAGAAACTGGCCGCTATTCAAGGTGGTTTTGCGAATTCAATTCAGGATTTTATTAATGAAGATTCCACTGGCGATCTGCAAGTGGTTAATATGGAGCTAAGGAAAGAGATTGCGAGTTTAGACATTGCCATACGGAAGTCTACGTCTGCGACGCAAAAGGCTGCTCTCATGTATGACGCAGCTACCAAGCGGCAGATGCTGGCCCAACCTACTTTAGAAGGTCAAGCCGCAGTAGCCCGTGACAGAAGGAACAAGGGATTCAGGCAAACAGTTCTAGAACACCCCATACTTAATGAAGATTCGGCAGATTTCGCGCAAAGAGTAACCGATACACTGGTTGATGGATCGGTGCAGTTCGCTCACAATATAGGCTCAGCTATGTCACAAGCTGTCCGCGAGGGTACGAGTTTTAGTGACGCATTAAAGGGCGCTGGTCGAAGCTTTTTGAATTATATCTCCGACGCCATGTTCAAGATGGCGGCAGAGCGGATGATGTCGGGTGTCATGAAGGGTGTTAGTGGTATGAATTTTGGTGGCACTAGCCAAACTGGCGGCGCTACCGCTGGTGGTGGTGGTGGATTTTTCAGCAGCTTGGGTAGTGGCGGCGGCGGTGGCGGTGGCAATGTCACTGGCGCCGCAGTAGTTGGGGGCAACTTTAGTTCTGGAGGTTTAATAAGAGGCGGATCAGGAAAAAGAGATGACGTTCCCGCTATGTTAACAAGTGGTGAATTCGTCATGAGGAAGAGTACCGTTGATAAACATGGCGTCGGCTTTATGAGGCAGTTGAATGAAGGCCGCGTCCAAGGCTTTGCTAATGGGGGTGCGGTTATGAATCAGCGCGACATATTAGATCCAGCATTTTCTGGAAGGGCAATACGTGGCAAGCGCGAGTTAATGGGCGCTGTCAGGCAGGGTGTTACATCGGGTAGTATGGATTTTAGAAGGGGTGGCACAGGTGCTGATGGGTCATTTGGTGTCGTTGCACTTCAACCTGGGAGTATTCGTGGGAGCCAATTCCAGAAGAGGAATGATCCCATAGAACAGCGGAGAAGAGAGTTTAGAAGGAACGCCCTTAATTTACATTTCCAACAAATAGACAGTGAAAAGCGCCGCCAAGAGGCGTGGGACGCAGAACAACAGCGTCTGTTGGAGGAAAGAATTAGGGCCGAGGAAGAGGCGCAGAAAATGAAAGCGCTGGAAGAGCAGAGGAGAGAAGCGGAAAGAAGGGCAAAGAAAAGCCAAATTTGGGGTACGATTGGAGGTCTTGTAGGGCTTGTTGTCACTGGCGGCAACCCCATGGGTTATGCGGCTGGCTCCATGCTTGGGAGTGCCGCTGCGTCGAGAGCCACAGGAGGAAGAGTTCCACACAAGGGGGGCGTCGGCCATTACTTCATGGGTGGTTATGTAATAAGGCAACTCATGGACTCGGGGGCCTTGGCTAATACTGAGCGTGGTCAAAGCATTTTATCTAAAGAGGGCTATATTGATCGTGGTCCAGAGGGAGGAATGAAAGGTGCTAAGTGGGGGAAAGCGGCGGGCAAGAAGCTTAGGGGTAAAGCATTTGGCGAGGGGGATGCCGCGAAGGCTTGGGGAATGATGACAAAGGGACGTTCAAAGAAGAGGTCGGCGGGAAAAGGGGGAGGCGGTTTCAATTTCTCCAGCTATCTTGGCGGCGGTATGAGTCGGATGTTCTTTGGGAAAAAACCAAGGAAGCCACATAAAGGTTTCATGTTCGGCACCATGTCCTTGATGTCGGGAGGTTTCGGGGAGCCTCGGGACAGCCGCGATGCATTCGTAAAGAGCCGCTTCAACAGGGCCTCAGGTGGAATGGTTCCACACCTCGCTGGTGGAGGGGGAGTGGACGGTGTTCACGCCATGTTATCTGGGGGGGAATTTGTTATGAATGCCGCAGCCACCCAGAGAATAGGTGAAGGTAATCTCGCAGCACTTAATAGTGGCGGCGGCGGCGGCGGCGGCGCGATTATCGAAAAGCTTCAGGAGCTTATTAATGTTTCAGGAGGGGGAGGCAACAATATCAATATCACCGTTAACTCTGACGGAACACAAAGCACGGAAGGCGGCGGCGGTGGTGGTGGCGGCGGCGCCATGAGCGGCATGGCACTGGCCTCTAGAATACGGGATTCCGTTACGCAAATTCTTGCAGAAGAAAAACGACTAGGCGGTGACCTTAGGTAATAACAATGTTTGGTACAAGATCAAATTATGATTGTGAGATCTTTGTTTCGGGCCAGCGGCTATCTGGAATACAGGCCGTCGATTTTGGGTATACCAATTCACCAATAATCACGAAGCCTCTTGGTTATGCTGGCGGGACAACCACAATAGGCGGGGCCACTGAGCAAACCGTTTCCCTAACTAGGTATTTAATATATGACGATCCCATTGCCGCCTACACAGGCAACGTCAACATGTCTGGGAGTATCGAATACGATGGTATTTCTTACGGTTTTCAAAGTGGATATCTTCGGGATTATTCCTTAAACTGTGCGGTGGGCGCGATTCCTCAGGTAAATGCCAATTTTGTTGTTTTTGATGAAATGAGAAGTGGTTATAGCGCTTCAGGAAACGTTGCTCATCCCGCTATTGAGATTCCCAGTCAGGGTTCAATGAGCATAACTTCTGATTGGTCTACCACCAACAGGGTTATTGGCATCGACTATTCGATAACCTGTAGTCGTAAACCGTATTATACCATAGGTTCAGAAACCCCTGTTGCTGTAGCGCTGGTTCCGCCTCTGGAGATCACGGCAAGTGTGCAAGTTGATGTGGATGAAGCGTATATGTCAAGCGGCTATTCTTTTCTAGGGGACGACAAGGAAAACAAAACCGTGACATTACAAATTAATGGAAGAGATGGGACGGCTTTGGCCACCCATACGGTTCCCAACGCATCTTTGAGGAGCGAGAGATTGAGCCTAGCCGCCGAGGGCCTTTTAACCTTAACGCAGGAATATGTGGGGCATATATAATGAGCGAAGATTTATTTTATAACCGCGATAGAAATATTGAGGGGATTACGGCACCAACTCATCTTTCAGATTTGGAGCTTACCCCCGTTTACGGTTCACAAGCCAGCTTTGAAGCTAAAAATCATGCTTATGACACCGATGATTTCTATTTTAATATGATACCCCTTTCGATCAATAGTCTTAGTGCGACATTCGATCTAGGTTACTCTTTAAGCGAAACAAATGCCCAAAAATTAGCCAACTTTTTTGAGAGTAAGTCGGGATCAGTTCCCATGGAATTTAACGTAGATAACTCGGGAATTTACCGAAAGGTATCGGGAGTCTGTCCGTCTTATAGTGTGGATTTTGTTAATAATCAAAATGTAAGAGTTGGGGGACAACTTGTTTGCAATACCGCCCCCACCTTAATGAACTGGTCGGGTCAAACGTTTACTAATGCCACTGGATCTGATTGGGAGGGGGGTAAGACTTACGGAAAATACGACATTGTTTACACGGGGGTGAGTTCTAATAAGTTGAATAATTTTTATTATTGTGCCACGGGTCATACTTCCAGCGCGGCAAACTCACCCACGGGAGCCTCAACTGTTTGGTCACAAGCCTTTTTCTTTGAGCCTGATGTGCAGCAAAATATGTCGGTAGAACTTAAAAGCGATACATTGGAATATAAAAATTCATTTATTCAAAGATTCAACACCAATACTAATATAGCGACGTTTGGTGTTGAGTATAAATTTACCGATATAAATGATCACCAATTAAAGGCTATGCTACATTTTTTAGAAAATAAAGCTGGTTATCGAAGATTTAGGCATCAGATCCCCGCCTTATACAATAGGCCGAAAGTGTATTTTTGTCCTAAATGGACTCACACATGGAAATATTATAACTCAAATGACCTAAGCGTTTCTTTTATGGAAGATCCCTTGGGTGTAATCCCAACAGGAACATAAGATGGCCAGAAACGTTTTAAAGACAAACAATACTATTGTTCTTGTTCCCATACTGTCCTCAGCTTCCGCTTTTGAGACGGCAGCTACCCAGTCGAACGTATATAGTGTTGTTCAAGCTAGTTCCTTTGAAGTTGCGTTACCCCATGACCAACTCAAGCAGGTAGGCACTCAAGGGTTGGTGGGTAACGAATTAATCGCGCAGCCAGATATTAATCTGGCGATAAGTTATCTACCCGAACCCAGTTTCTTTAATGAGAAGAAAACTTTCTTTTCAGTGTATCCTGGGGGAGCTTCTGCTGGCCACCCCAACCCTTCGGTATTATCAGGCAAGCTGGAGCAAGCAACTAATTTTTATTTCTTAAGCAATCCCAATGAAAGCGAGGATGCTCAGACCACATTCACAACGAGCGGAAGTTGCGCGAGTATAGATTTAAACGGTTGGGAGTGCGTAGCATTTGGGAATTGTTATCTTACAAATTACTCCCTGGGTTATTCGGTGGGGTCGCTGCCCGAGGTTTCCACTTCCATGATTTGCTCCAATATGAAATTCGAGCAGATAACAGGAAAGGACTTACAATCCGTAGCGATTAATTTGGACAGCGGTAACAATAAGGAGGTGGGCAACCAAAAGTTTTACTACGAAGAGGCCGTGTTTAACCCAAGCGTGTTCAATCCCACAAACACAGGAAGTGCCGTAACAATGGAAAATTTGCAGGTTGGAGGGCAACCTCTTGGTGGCGTTCACTGCATACAGTCTATAGACTTGAATGTGTCGATGGATCGTCTGTCCAGCTATGGGCTTGGTAATGATTACGCATACAACAGGAAGCTTCAATTACCCGCTAACGGAACGGTGGCCGTATCCTCTTTGGTCTCGGGGTTTGAATATGGGCCAAATTCTCTAACGGGTTTTATTAGCGGAATACTCAATAACGAAGAGAGTTACGACTTTGATTTCCTGTTCACGCAGAGGGGTGCTGGTGGCGGCAAGGCGAGATATACGGTTGAAGACGCAAAACTTGCCGCATATTCTTATTCAACGGCAGTCAATGATGTGATGTTGTTTGATGCGAGCTTTACTTTTGAGATAACAGAGGAAAAGGGATTAAAGATAAGCGGCTACGCCTCCTACTAGTCATAATCTATTTTCACGTTTTTGCTCTCGTAACCCTTCTCTCTTATTTCCTTGGGGTGCTTGGCTCCCCTCCGCTCTTTTGAGTAATTGTCGTAGTATTTCTGTTTGACTGGATCTACACCGTCTCTTTGAGCGGCCCTTTTTTCACTAAGTTCTTTTGACATGTCCATCATGTCCCCCATCGAACCCTTTTTATTTGCCGTCGCATCTATAAAGTGTCGCTTATTAAAGGGATCTATCTCACTATCAACCGAAGCATTGGGCGCCAGAAATACCCTATCCCATTTTACACCCTCCTTTTCGTAGACATGTTCGTCGTTCATGCCTTGAAAAACTTCTTCGTATTCTTCGTGATCGGGGTGTTTATAAATGTAAATGGGCATAATGCATTATAAAAAAAAGAGAGGGTATTTCTACCCCCTCTTTTGGATGTAACCGCATGAGTTCACCATGTGGGCCTATCAGCGTATTGCTGATAAACCACCCATTCGGCTTCATTTAATCTCTATTTCCCTACCCTCGGAAACGGTCCTCTTGGGCAGTGTCAATTTCAAAAGCCCGTACTTTA